TCACGGACCCTAACTGGAAGGCTGAGCTTCTAGATGGCTAGAATCCAACGGACTCGCACTCGGACCCAGCTGCTGCAAGGCAGAAAATGGATCTCGAGTGATAGTACGGAACAAGGTTTCGGCTCTCCCACCATTTTCAACTCGATAACTTCTTCGAGCTGTAATGATTGGGTCGGCCGTCCCTTGGTCGACTCCACGCTGAACAGTGACCAGATTACTCTGGGCACCGTTCTCGACGGGGATGTTTGGGGACTTTCTAACCTACTAGAAAGGTTCGATAATTTCCCGCTCCGATGGACGTATGATGATGCATCGCACACCATAACGCCTCTATCGGCGCCTAGTGGTTGGATGCTTGACCTTGTCGCCGGGACGAATCCGTCACGGCCCATGGTCACGCCACCCACTATGTTACAGGATCTTATCGATCTCCCGCGGATGATCCATAATGTTGGACTACTACTTTCGAACCCGCGGCGTGAGTTACGTTCGGATAGAGATATCGCGAACAATTACCTCGCTGCTAAGTTCGGGTGGTTGCCTCTCATTCAGGATCTCCGGTCGTTGCTAGATTTACAGAACCAGATCCTCAAGAGGAATCGGGAACTGCATAATCTTTACAACGGTAAGGGACTCAGGCGTAGACTGAGGTTTGGACAGGAGACCAAGGTTTCCACATGCTATGTCAAAGTCGCCCTTTACGGGGTCTCCGGCAGTCATGTGTATGTACGCGGGTCGTGGAAAACGACCAAGCGTAGCTGGGCTACCATCAGATGGAAGCCTAGCACCTTGCCTCCTTACAATCCGGACGATCATCGGTGGAATGATCTATCCCGTAAACTTCTCCTCGGGTTTACACCCGAGGCGATAGTGAAGGGACTATGGGATGTTATCCCATGGACGTGGCTCCTAGGTTGGTTTACCAACATAGGTAAGTTCGCGTTAGCTCAATCCAATACGATCCCTGCGACGCATAGCAAAGGTTGCTTTATGTCGCAGACGGAGTCAATCGTCCAGACAGGCACTGTCGAGTATGCTCCCGGAGTCCGGGGGAAACTCGTAGCGTCTGGCCAGACTACGCGAACGGTTAAGACACGAATTGTGTCTTCTCCGCTCATCCTTCCTGGCCTAAACATGCCCTTCGTGGACATGTCTCGGCTGTCAATTCTAGGAGCGTTGAACATTCAGCGCCTTAGGCGTTGACTGCTCTCACTTCTAGAAAGGACAAACTCTATGCTTGGTAGTTCTCTGACACTTACGCTTAATGGTTCGGGTGGCACCGCGAAGGTGCTCCCGCTCATTAACCAGGATGGTTACTCGTCCGAATACTTTCTGGACGACACCACCGTGACGTACCGGGCGAAAGTCCGGCATTCACGGGATAATGTCAAGGCTGGCTCGCAGTCGTTTGATCGTCACACTGTGACGGTCGCGCGAGTTGTAAAGCCTACCGAGGCACTTCCCCGGGGGGCGCTCGCCGCGGGCACGGTCCCGCTCAGACAAGAGCCGAACGGGGTCGCCAGTGACATCATCGATGTCTCGGAGGCCATGTCTTTCTACATGGTCAACGCTGGTGGAGTAGCGGCGAAGCTGCTTGGCTGGGAAAGTTAACCTAGCCTAGCGTGTCAGGATCTTCGAGCCGTAGAGATCTGCCAAAGGAGAAAGACCTATGGAGGATCGTAACAGCTACGAAGAGTTTGCCCTAGGTATGCTACGCGCAATCTTAGTCGATTGTGCGGCACAGTACCCAGAGCTCACCAAAGAGTTCGACCGTGATTACAAGCGGTTGTGCTCTGCGGTCAAAGGTCATGGCCTACACTTCATTGTGTCTGTCATGCCCTCCTTCAGAAAGCACTTTGATAAGTGCCTTTCTGAAGCGCGCCTTACCCAATCTCATCTCATCCACTTCGGAGGAGGGAGAAAGGGGGAGGTAGTCCCACGACTATTTCGGGGATTAACTCTACGCGTGTTCGACCGTTCTGGTGCTCTTAGGCTCGATCCTGATCTCGAGGCGATCCGGCACTTACGTCAACTCTTAGGAGTTTTCCGTAAGTTAAGGATGGCATCATCAGTCAAAGATACTGGAAACAGTGTCCTAGACTTTTTCAGGACCGATCAGGAGGTGAAACGTGGAACCCTTTCCTGGGATGACCACATTTCTTTCGAAGCTGATAACGCTCACGAGCTCTCTTTTGGAGAGCTTTCGAGTGTTCCTGGCCTCGATAGGCAGGGCGAGTTAGAACTCGACTTGCCACCCCGACCCAAGCCTCTCGAAGGAGCCCTGACCTGTAAGATTCAGCAAGTAGCTGATCTTCTCAGTTCATGGCTCGGGGTTTTCAACCCCGAGGCTTGGAGGCCTTCGCATGGACCAGGTGCCGTTTCAGATCAGCCTTACTCGGACTATAAGTACGAGTTCAAGAACTGGTCTGATCGGCTCGAATCCGTATTCCCCTACAGTGACTTCACGAAAGTGAACTATCTGCAGGATATGCAGGATTCGGTATACATGGACTCTGTGAAGTGGAACGAAGTTCCACCAGCACGATTACATGCTGTCCCAAAGACTCTCACAACTCCTCGGCTTATCGCCGCGGAACCTGTGTCGAATCAATGGGTACAGCAGGTGATCAAAGATTACATGTATACTCGTGTGCGAGAAACTCCTATTGGGAGCCTGATCACATTCCATGACCAGGAACCTAATGGACGACTTGCACTCGAAGCCTCCCGTGATGGAAGCCATTCGACAATTGATTTGTCGAGTGCCTCTGATCTGGTGTCTTGTTGGCATGTTGAGCGCCTGTTCGGACGCTTACCGTGCCTTCTCAGAGCCTTACAGGCCAGTAGGTCTGTTTGGATCCGGCAAGACATTTGCAAGTACTCTCCCAAGTATTACTACTTGCGGAAGTACTCCACCATGGGCAACGCCACTACCTTCCCCGTTCAATCTCTGTTTTTCCTGGCGATTGGCCTTGGAGTCTTCGCTTACGAGCGAGG